ATGCCTGGTCTTTAAAAAACCAACCAATAGGATCAATATACATTGGTCAAGTATCCGAAGCTTCAATTGGTTATTGTCTTAAATACATCTCTAAAATTTGCTACATTGGTAGCAATACAAAAATTGATGATCGCCAAAAAAACTTTCGTCTTATGTCTAAAGGACTTGGCATAAATTATCTTACTGAAAAAATGATTGCATGGCACAAAGCAAATCCAACAGAACGTGTATACACTCCATTAAAGGATGGAAACAAAGCACCATTGAGTCGTTACTACAAACAGAAGATATACGACGAATCAGAGAAGGAAAAGATAGCCTTACACTTTCAGAACAAAGCGAATATATCACTCGAACTATTAAAGCAAGAACATGGCGACAGACTTCAATCTTTCCTCAATGATCAATATGAACACTTTACTGCAAAAATGTTTAAAAACAAAAACTCCAAATTATGAACACAACAACTATGGTTAAAACCTATTTTAACCGCCCCTCACACCCCTGTAACTACGAGATTAATGATCAACCATCAGAAACAGTACCTGATCAAACAATGAGCATTAAAACGATCCTTGATCGTTATTCTCGTGGTCTACCTATAGGTGGACAAAAAGAGTCCTACTTCCAGGAAGATGATGAGTTCAACGATCTTCCTGATCCTAGGCGTTTAGATCTCGCAGAACGCCAGGAATTTGCCCAACAGGCTGCTGACGAACTATCAGCCCTCAAAAAGGAGATAAACTCCAAAAAATATCCTAAAAAAACCCGTCCTGTGGGTGACGAGACCCACAGAGAGAGCGAAGCGAACGACAGTCTCTCTGACAAGAGAGCCGACGGTACGGAGGCGCAAAAAAAAGGCATTGAAAATGCCGAGCACTAATAAATCCTAGATATATTAGTGCTAATTGACACTAAATGAGAAAAAACCCCTAAATTAGCGAAGCGAAGCGAAAAAAGGGAAGTAGCGAAGCGGATGACCAAAAAAGCGCACGCGAGCGAAAAAAAAGGGGTTTACTCATTGTCAATAAACACAAAAAAAAACAAAGTATGAAATACTTAAAAATCAAACCTAAAAACCTTACAAACTACAAACAACGCGGTCTCTTAGCCCGCCTTTATAAAACCTTAAAACCTTAAAACAATGCCAATACCATTTGCAGCATTTCTACCATTAATTGGTTCAGCCCTAGGCGCAGCTTCAACAGTTGCAACCAATAGCGCTCAGCGCAGAACAAACCTCGACATTTATGATCGCCAACGTGCTGATGCACTTGCCGATTTCAATAAAGTCAATCAATACAATTCACCTAAAGAACAAATGGCTCGATTTAAAGAAGCCGGTTTAAACCCTCATTTGATCTATGGACAAACTAACACAGCTCAACCCGTACGTAGCACGGATGCTAAAACGCCTAATTATGTTGCTCCTCAGCTTGATATGTCTCCTGGTACTAATCCATTGTTAGTACAGGCACAAATTGACAACATAAAAGCAAACACTCTCAAAGCCAATTCAGAAACTGATTGGAAAAATTTAAATACTAGAGTTCTTGATGATCGCAAGGAATATATCATTGGCAAAAGCCAATGGGATGCTAACAAAGCAAAATCAGAACAGGAACTTACTCAGTTTAAAACTTACTCTTTACAACAAAAATTAAAACCTGAGATTAATCAAATTATTGCTAATACGCAATTATCTCAAGAAAGAAAAGCCCAGGTATCTCAATCTGTTTTAAACCTTGTACAATCCATGAAACTCATGGAACAAAGAACTCTTACTGAACAACAACAAAATGAATTCGTAAAAAAAGTCGATTCAATTTCTAAAGTAGGTGGTCTTGGTATACAACTTCTTCGATTATTATTCAAATAAAAAACCAAAAAAATGAAACGCAGATCAAAAACAAAAGCGTATGGTAGCCGACGCAAAAGAGGCTACAGAAAAGTAAACAAAACCTATTACATTTCACGTGGCGGTATTCGCCTTTAAACCCTCAAAAACATGAAGAATTTATTCAATTCTATCAAACTCCAAAAACCAAAACTCAACAGTTTTGATTTATCCCATGATGTAAAATTATCTGCATCTATGGGCAACCTTACTCCTATCCTTACCCTGGAATGTGTTCCTGGTGACAAATTTAATTTGTCGTGTGAATCACTAATCAGATTTGCTCCACTTATTGCTCCTGTAATGCATCGCATGGACGTTACCATGCACTATTTCTTTGTACCTAATAGGATCCTTTGGTCTAATTGGGAAAATTTCATTACAAACACTTCTTCCCATGTAATGCCCTTTTTTGATTATACAGGCGCTTTTAGCGCTGATCTAAAAAAGTTCATTGATTACATGGGAGTACCTCCAAATGACTCAGGAACAACCGTAAACATTAATGCATTACCCTTTGCAGCTTACCAGGCTATTTACAATGAATTCTATAGAGATCAAAATTTGATCTCCGAAGTAGCTTACCAATTAACCGATGGAAACAATGCTGCTACACCACTTTGCACTATGCGCAAACGTGCTTGGGAACATGACTATTTTACTGCTGCATTACCTTTCGCACAAAAAGGATCTGCAGTAGATATTCCACTAGGAACTGTTGAAGTTCCTTATCTTGAAATTGTCGGTAAAGACAATACAGGTGGTAACGCTAACATTACAGCTGCAGGTGGAACCGTTTATGGTGTCCCTCCAGCTCCTGGCCCCCTAGCAAATGATCGTCTCTATTCTCAAGATGGTTCATATGATGTTACTCCTACAACTATCAACGATCTTCGTCGTGCTTTCCGTCTCCAGGAATGGTTAGAAAAAAATGCTCGTGGCGGTACCCGTTACATTGAAAACATATTATCACATTTTGGCGTTAGATCTTCAGACGCCAGGCTACAACGTCCTGAATATATTACAGGTGTTAAATCTCCTGTAATCATCTCCGAAGTATTAAATACTACAGGAGAAACACTACCACAAGGAAACATGGCTGGACACGGCATTTCCGTATCATCAGGTAAAGCAGGTAACTACTCTTGTGAGGAACATGGTTACATCATTGGCATTATGTCTATTATGCCTAAAACTGCATATCAGCAAGGCATACCTAAAACATATCTTAAGAATGATGCTCTTGATTTCTTTTGGCCTTCTTTCGCTAACATTGGCGAACAGGAAGTAAAACAAAATGAAATTTATGCCTACACAGCAAACGGTGAAAATACCTTTGGCTATGTACCTCGTTATGCTGAATACAAATATCTTCCGTCTCGTGTTGCAGGTGACTTCCGTACTACTTTAGACTTCTGGCATTTAGGCAGAATCTTTGCATCTGAACCTGCACTCAATCAAACGTTTGTTGAATGTTCACCTTCGCAAACAACTAGGATCTTTGCTGTCGAAGATGGCACAGATCCTCTTTACTGTCACGTCTATAACAAAATTCAAGCTGTGCGTCCTATGCCAAAATTTGGTACTCCAATGTTCTAACATGAGTACGCATTGCATGAATCCCTTTGAACTCAAACAACACCACGCGGGAACACTTGTCCCGTGTGGTTCTTGTTACAATTGCAAACGTCGTATGGTTTCATCCTGGTCAATAAGATTAATTAATGAAGGAGATCATTCTCATGATTCTCATTTTGTAACATTGACTTACAATAATGATCATTTACCTATTTCAAAAATGGGTTTCCAAACCCTGGTTAAAAAAGATGTCCAGGACTTCATGAAACGTTTACGAAAAGCCCATCCAATAGATCATAAGACTATCAAATACTTCGCTGTTGGCGAATATGGTTCACAAACAAAAAGACCCCACTATCATTTAATACTTTTCAATGCAAATCCTTTGCTTATTGAACATGCCTGGTCTTTAAAAAACCAACCAATAGGATCAATATACATTGGTCAAGTATCCGAAGCTTCAATTGGTTATTGTCTTAAATACATCTCTAAAATTTGCTACATTGGTAGCAATACAAA